CGGGGCTTACAGGCCCCAATGCGGCGATTATGGCGGTCAGTGCGAACACCCCCGCGCGGCGCCTAATCGGTCAGCCCCCTGCTAGAGGGATGCTTTGCCTGGCTTTCAGCGCGTCGGACAGTTTCGCTACAAGATGCACAAGTGCGTCCGTCTCGACTTCCCCCCTCGCCACGGTTCTCGTGAGAAACGTAATCGCCCAATAGATCTCGTTCGCGTCCATACACCATCCCACACAATTCGCAGAGCGGGAGAGCGTACACGTTGTCTGTGTTCATGAATACCCCTTTCATGTTGTCACGGTAACTGATATGGGCCGTCATGTGGTGGATACGGCTCGACCCCGGGCGAACACGGAAAAGGGGGAACCTGCCGCCCGGGGGAGCCTCGGCGGGAGAAACGACGCCGTAAACCTAATCTACCAAAGTTTCGACACAGCACAAGGTGACAATGTCACGAACCATGTCCTTCGGGATATGGAACGGATGAATGCCTTCCCGCCCGGCAATGGACTGCCACACAGTGACGTGGTCCTTTTTGTAGGACGGCTGGTCAAACCCGACAAAAAACCCGACCGTGGTGACCAGTTCTTCGCCGTCGTCTGCGTAGGTGTCAAGTTCCTGCCAGCCACCTTCACCGGCGTGGGCGTCAGCCCATACGACTTTCACAACGTCCATTAGTCCAACCAAACCTTGTACCCGGCTGTCACCCGGCCCGCTACTGGATCAACAAAATGCAGACGCTGGGACGGTGTCGATGCGGCTGCGAGCATGACTCCTGCGTACCTGTTGTCTGATTCGGTACTGCCTGTCTGGAACACGGACCCTTCCCCGTTTGCCATGGGCCATTCAGCGTGTGTGTGGTAATGCCCGACGTACACGTCACGGAACTCCCAAGGGTAGGCACCTGAGCGCCACCTGTTGGCGTGGTTCACGATGGTCATGGGGCTGGCAAATCCGTTGCGTCCAATTTCGTCGCCGTGAATCAGCAGGGCACGATAGTTGCCGATTTCGACTCGTTGGATGTCCTCGCCGGACACCACAAAGTTGACGCGGGGGTTGTTTTCCAGCAGGGAAGCCGCCAGGTAGTAGCACATGCGGTCGACGTTGTCGGAGCGGGGCACGTTGTCGCGTTTTGAGCCGATGCGTCCGTGGTTGCCCCATTCCGCTATCACGGTCACCCGGTCATATATACCGAGTGCCTGGGTGACGCAGTCCACGATTAGGCGGGACACTGTGACGTACTGCTCAAACAGCGTGGCGTCAATCTCGAACGCTTGCCCCGGGAAGTTGAACAGGCCCTCAACCATGTCGCCGCCGAACATGATCACGCAGTCCTGCACCGGATGGTCAGCCCGCTGCACCTCAGTGATCTTGTGGGCTTTCTCGGTGAACCTGAGCACCCGGTCCCGCATGACCTGGCTGTTGTACGTTGTGGTGCGTTTTGCGCCCTGCCAGTCGGTCAGGTGCCACAATGCCACCTCGGCACCTTTGCGCGTCTTAGACGGCTTCCCAGGCACTTTAGGGACGCCTCCAAGGGCAAGCATGGCCTGTTTGGCGCCGTCAAACGCGGCGGCGGTCAGTTCCTCGGTGCGGGCTTTGTGTTTCGCTAGTTGCCGTTGCGTGGCGATTAGCGCGCGGCGCACTTCCTCAAGTTCGGCGGCGATGTCGTATTCACTCACAGCCGCAGTCCTTGCGTCGGTGGCGTTGAACGGCAGTGTTTTTGAGGACCAAACCTCGCTTGAGCAGGACACGCTCGATGACAGTTGCCGGGACGACCCCGTCGTTTATTGCTGTGAGCAGGTCAGCGGCGTCCGTTTTGGTCATGGTTTGGACCAGTTTGTGCACTGCACATTTGTTGGGGGGTCCCCAGTGCTCGAGTTGCAGTTCGTCCATAAGTCCCATGTTGTCCCCTTTTGGTCTGTGGATTATTTGGGCAATGCCCTGAATACACGTTCCAAGGTAACAGGGTCGTCAGCCATTTTGGGGGAAATCTCGAGGTGGAACCATTGCCCGCCGTGACCCAGTGTGGGTGTGGTGTACACCTGCCAGGTGCCGCGATCGCAGCGCCAGCCCCTGCCGTGTTTGCCGTGCAGGTAGTCGCCGATGAACTCAACGCCCAGTTGGTCAGCGTGGGTGACCAGCCAGTTCATGACGTACACACCGGTGTCCCGCTTTTCGTAGTAGATGTCCAGAGCGCGGCCTGTGGCGTGGACGGACAGGTCACCGGGTTTGCCGCGTTTGTCGCGCACTACCCAGGTACCGAGGCAACCGAGACCGTACCGTTTCCGTAGCAGCTCCTTTAGTTTCTCGGTGCCTGCTCTACGGCCCGCGGCAGCGCCGTCGGTGGTACCTGTGTACCCCCTTTTTTTCGTCATGACTATTTTCGTCCGATGATCGGCTCGACGGGGTCGCCTTTGCGGGCGGCGATGCCGTTGCCGACTGCGTAGCCAATGATGGAGCCGAGAAGGCCGGTACCTGCGGACTGGTCAATGGCGTCAAATGCCATGAGGATGGTGATGCAGATCATGCCGACTAGGACAATGAGTGCTTTGGGGGGGTTTTGCAGGGTCATGAGTCAGCCTTCGGAAATGAGCACGGTGACTGTTTCGGTGGTGCCGTTGGCGCACACGACCCACAGTTCGTCTCCTGGGCCGACGAGGATGTCGTGTTCTCCGGCTGATTTAGTCAGGATGTACCCGGTGCTTGAGGTGACGGTCGAGTTGCCGAGGTAGACGGATGTGTTGCCGACTGGTGCGACGTGGACCGTGCGGTGCCCGACAGCCGATGACGCGATTTTGGTGGCGGTGGCGGTGATGGCGTATTGGGCTGAACTAATCATGGTTATGCCTTGCGGTATCCGTAAACAGTCACGGTGCCTGCCCAGGTGCCGCTGCCTGGGTAAATGTACAGACCTTCGTATTGAGTAGTTGATGTCGTCAGTCCGTAAATGGTGCTGACCAATTGGGTGCTGTTGCCGAATCCGCTGCCGAAACAATTGACTGCGGTGACTTTGCCGGAAACTTGCGGGTTAGCCATGTCAATGGTGACAAAACCTGTTAGGTCGGCAAGGTAGCCGACGTACAACTGACCCACAATGCCTGTCCATGAGTTGCTTAGGCCGCTTACGCCATTGCTGGTTGTGATGTTGCTTCCGTATACGGAAGCCGTGTCGATGGTCGTGCCGTTTACCATTCGCATGTAAATGTTGTCGGGGCTGCCGCTTGCTGATGTAGCAGAAATGACAATTCGGTAATTGTCGTATGTGCTCACAAAGCAATCGTCCAGTTGTTGCCCGCTGGATGTGCTGGTCCATGTTTTTGACGACACATACACAAGGCCGCTGTTTGCCAAAAAAACATTGGTGTCCGACGCGGTCAGCACCTCGCCAGTTGTAAACGTCTTAACGGACATAATTAGTATCCTAACTTGTTGTTATCCAGGGTGCCAAAGACCGTGTTGCCCAAAACAATGTAGTTATTGAGGTCCGCACCAGACAGGTAGTACGTGTACCGCGACGACCTGGGCGTGGCAGTCACCGACACACCCTCGATTACCGAATAGTAGGTCGTGCCACGAAACGTGACGCTGACACGCGACCCAATCAGTTCCCCAAACTCGGTCAACCCCATTTTGTACAACTGAAAACTGTTCTGAGCCTCAGCCAAACATGACACGCTGGTCAAGGCGAACTCTTGAGTGCCGTACTGCGACAACAGGAAATTGGCTTGGTCAAGGGCCTGCCCGGTGGACGCCGACAAGGTGTTGACCGTGTAGGTGCGGTACGGAGCGGTAGCACCAACTTTGGTGGCGGTCTGGGCGGCGTAGTCCTGCGGATCCACAGTGACCTGGGTATAGAAGTTGTCGGACAACGCACCAAACGATGCCTGGTCAAACACCTGGTTAGTGGCGTTGTTTGCCGTGTCAGAAAAATTGACTGTGCAGGTCAGCGCGTTGTACGGGCCGCGCAGGCTGATGGTGTTGTAGTACAGGCAGTCAACCATGCGCCCGTTCAGGGTGACAAGAGCGGCGTTTAGCCAGTCACCCCATGTGCCCGAAATGGTGGCGGCACCCATGTCGGGGGTGAAATTGCTGGTGATGCTCATGCCTGTTTCGCTTTGAGCGGTCATTAACTGGGCGCCGAAAGTACCAGCAGGCATTGAGTACGACAGGCCCGACATGCGGGACGCGGTCGCAAAGAACCCTTCTACGGTGATCAGCAGGTAGTCGGCGTTGCCGACGCCGCCCGCGTATGGGATGCCGTAATTGACTGTCACGTCCTTGATGCGGGCCGTGTACATGGTTTCGCTGGTCGCTGCCAGGTTCACACGGATGAAGGTGCCAGGCACCATGTCGGCAATCGGGGATGCGTACCCTGTGGGGTAGCGGACCGTGACCGTGGCAGTCGAGGCGCTGTACTGACCCAGCATTTCCCGTCGACCAATCATAATTGACAGGTCCTGGACGTTGGTCAGCGTTGTCCAGGTGCCGCCCGTACCAGGGTTGGTCGTGTACTGAACCTCGTAGTTCTGCGGCATTAGAACGGGGTCACCTTGATCGGTACGGAGCCGTTCTGCCTCATGTAGGTCCGCAGGGCTTCCACGACAGCGTTTGGGTCGCCGCCGTTGACGTTGATTTCCACGTTCGTTGCGGCAGGTTGACGGATGCTGGGGTCAATCTGGGCTTCGGACAACATGACCGGGATTTCACCCAGCCCAAACCCGAGAAAGCCGTCGGGGCCTGTCGGTGCCTTGGCTGCTGCCGTGGTTTTCTTCGGGGCTGACGCCGCCGCGTACCCGGCACCGAGCGACGGCACAACACCGGCACCCATACCAGCGCTCGACCCTGACAGGGCTGATTCGGCGGCACGGAAGTCACCAGCCGACGCGCTGCTACCGCCAGTGTCACCCAAACGCCCAAACTTGACCTGCCCGATGCTGGGAATGTCCTTGCCGGGCTTCACCAGGTTGATGCCGCGAATGACCAGGTTAATGGCGCTGATCCAGGCGTTAGCCATGAACTCGAAATAGGTGGCAAGGCCGTTGACGACGGTGCGTACGACGTTCCGGAAGCCCTCAAACTTGGTGTAGGCGACAGTGATGCCAGTAATCAGCGCGGCGATACCGACTGCAATCAAACCGAACGGATTCAGCGCCATGGCAGCGTTAACGGCAAGAATTGAGGTGGCGACCGCTGCGATAGTGCCCGCAATGATGGTAAACGCCTTAGGGTTGTTCTGTGCCCAGTCAGCGGCCTTCTGCAGGTACGGCAGGACAGCCTGAATGGCAGGCAACAAGGCCGCGCCAATGGATTCCTTGGTTTCGTCGAGGGACAGTTTGAGTTTCGCGAATCCACCGGCAGCGGTGTTGCTGGCGTCCTTTGCTGCCCCCTTGAACGTGCCTGACAGCGTTGAAAACACTTCCTCAAGGCTGGCGCCGTCCTTGACCATGGCCCGCACCGACGGGTCCAACTTGGCAAGCGCGGTCAGGTTCCCGCCATACGCCTTTTCCATGGCTTTGGTGACCGTCTCCAGGCTCACACCCTTGGCGGCGGCAATGTCCATTGCCAGTGTGGCGGCGTTCTGCGCCTCGTTCACGTCCTTCGTGACACGAACCAAACCAGCCAGTGCCGGACGCAACTGGTCATCCGTGACACCGAGGTTGCGGCCCTGGGCGCTGATGTACTTCTCGACACTCTTGATCTGGTCGTCGGTCGCGCCGGTGGTTGCCTTCAACTGGCGCGCCAGCATTTGCTGGGACTTCTCGTCCTCGATAGCGGCCTTGACAGCGTCGCCCATTGCCACGGTCAGCGCACCCACGGCAGCAGCGGCTGGGATGGCAGCCTTCTTCAACGCAAACTGGGCTTTTTCCCCAGTGGTCTCCAGTTGCTTAAACTCGGCAATGGCCTTCTTGACGCCCTTGCCGTCATAGTCGGAAATAATGGGGATGGAAATAGCCATTAGCGCGTCTCCTTGTTGACGGTTCGCATGACGTCACGCACCAGCCGCTCGAAACCTGCCTCTAGACGCGCCCTGTTGGCTTCTACGGCCCGAGAAAGGACGCGGGTGGTGTTCGGTGCCACCACGCCCAAAGAACGCCCTAGAGCGTTGTCTGTGCGTCGGCCTGCAGTCTCAAAAATGACAGCGCCAGGGTCGGTCTGCTGGATCAGAATGACATTTCGGGTCTTACGGCTGGTGTCCACCTTGACCTTTGTGCCGCGCCGGGCTTTGGTAGCCACATACGGAAAGAGGGTCCGACCCTTGGCCTTCCACTGTCGTTCCATGCCCGACAACGGCATTTCAGGGTAGGCGCGTTGCGCGTCAGTCACAGCCGGTTCAGCAATGTCTTTGGCGTCCCTGTTGAACTGCTTACGCAACTCAGGGTCGATTTTACGCAGGGCTTTAATGGCGTCCTCAACTCCCACCAAAGTGATGTTGGTTGTGGTTGTCATTAGTGTTTCCTTGCTTGCTCGTTCAACAGGGTGACAACTGTTGCCAGGTCACGTCCCTCAAACGGGATTTGTGGGGGCCAGTACCCGGTAGAAACCAACACCACTGCCAACGAGTAGTGGTACGACCCTTTCAGGAAGGGTTTTCGGGTTCCTGCCCAACGACTTCGATCGCTGCCAGTTTCTTGATGTAGTCGTCAAACACGGCAGGGACCGTGATGCCTGACTGTTTGCAGGACTCAAAGGCCATGAAGGCCAGATCCTCGACGCCGATACCGGCAGACAGTTCCGATGCTTTGCGCTTGTACTTGCGTTCCCATGCGACAACGACAAACAGGTTTGTAGTGACTGTGTAGTCGTCGCCGTCGTTGGTGGTGACGTGAAGGTTCAGTTGCATGATTTCTCCTCGGTGTCAGTCTAGATCAACTGACGTCGCGTGCCCAGGTGCCGCCGGTGAACGTGGCGGTGACCATGGCAAGTTCGCCGACAGTGCTGGCGACCGGGGTGAACGATTCGAGCATGCAGTTCGTGAACGTGTACTCGGGGTTCGTTGCCGACTCGGTGGTGCCGCTGGGGCTGATGACCAGGGTCGTGGTGCCGGTGCCGACGCACGAGTACAGGATGGCCTCGACCTCGGTGGCGCCGTACGAAAGGTACATCTCGAGGGTCACTTCGACGGACTGGAGGCCCGACACGAAACGGTGCCCGGTGTCGCCCATTGCGGTCGACTCGAGCGGGTCAAACCCGGTCGTGATCGTGCAGGAACGCACCTGGTCTGACAGGTCGGTTGTCGTGACGCCCTGGGTGATGTTGACCGTGGCGTTCGACAGGAATGTGGTTGTCGCCATTGTTGGCTCCTTTTAGTTACGCCGCACGGAGACGGCAACGGTGAGGTCGTACGTCGGGATGTCTTGCCCGCCGTATGTTGCGAACCCGGGTCGTCCCGAGATCACAGCGATGGATGAGTTCATGATGTTGTCGGCCTGGGTGATGAGCCAGTCGGATGCGTCCTGGTTGCCGGGGGGTGCCGCCAGAATCCTGACGTTCAGCCTGATGTCGCCCACGTTGTAGGTGAACGAGTCCCAGGTCGGCAACTCGATGAGGACGCTGAGCGGGCGGGCGTTGCGGGGGTCTGTGACGACCGCGTAACCCAACCCCTCGAGCGCCGTTTTGGTGGCGGTGATGGCTTCGTAGAAAATGCCTGACGGCATTAGGCCACCTGTGCGCGTCCGCAGCCGAGCAGTTGCATGATGCGACCCAACGTGGACGGGATGGGGAATGATCCCATGCCGTCGAACGATGCGAACGAGTCAACTGAGCCGCGTTCCCGGTACAGGGTGGCGGCGTACATGACGGTACCGAGTTTCACGTCGTCGGACGGGGCCGATGCTGTGGCGTCGGTGTAGCCCGCTTCCTTGCGTTTGCGGTAGCACCATGCGTTGCTGGCGGCGACACAGGTGGTGATGAACGCGGTGTCGTTGGCGGTGGCGGACGTGATGCCGAGCCATGCCGTGACGTCAGCGTTCACGATCCAGGTGACGCTTGCCGTG